CAAACGACAAGGGTTTCCTGATTTGGGAAATTGAAGACAAAGAAACATTTCGCGTGAGTCATCATATTTTACTCAACCCGAAGCCGTTCGTAACAATCGAACTCACACCAAAGGGGCGTATGCCGAGGGGCACCAAGATTCCTGCTGGGGCGCGCCTGCGTCTTGTGAGCAATAACAACCTACCCCTGGATGTTATGCGCAAAGCCGTAGAGGTTGCCAAGCATCGCTTCAAGCCCGAGAGTATCACTTTCCTTAACCGTGCAGCCGGAGAGCGAGGCACTGTTGAGATTGGGGCCGGCTTCAAAGTAGAAAACCTGAGAGACAAAGGAGTTCAGGAAAATCTTATTCGCGAGTATCTTGTAGAATATCAACCCAGTGAAGAAATGTTGGAACGCGTATTTGAACTTAACCGCAAATATAATTCTAAGATTGAGGAGACTGAAGAGGTCGCGCGCAATGTGAATTGGAATCTTAATAAGTTTGAGTGGGACAATCTTTTTAATTACGGCGAAGGCAACAGTATTGATTTCACAAACCTTAGTGGCATCGTTGGCATCTTCGGGAAGAACTACTCGGGTAAGTCCAGCATTATTGATGGATTGCTTTATACGATGTTCAATACGACATCGAAAAATGAGAGAAAGAATTATAACATTATCAATCAAAATAAGAAAGATTGCATGGGGCGATTAGAGCTTCAGGTTGGCGACAAAACTTACACGATTGAGCGTAAGTCTGAGAAATATGTTAAGAAGCTCAAGGGCGAAGTTACAAACGAAGCCAGAACTTTCCTTGAATTTGCCGGCCTGGACCCGATGGAGGGGGAAGAGACGAGCCTTAACGGAACGACCCGCAACGAGACAGACGCCCATATTCGGAAGCGCTTTGGCACAGTGGAAGATTTTTTATTGACATCTATGTCCAGCCAGCTCGATAGCTTGTCGTTCATTAAAGAAGGTTCTACCCGACGGAAGGAAATCTTGGCTAAGTTCTTGGATTTAGACATCTTTGAGAAAAAATTTAAGTTGGCTCATGAAGACGGCGCCGATCTTAAGGCAATAATTAGACGCACGGGGGACACCGATTATCATAATGATATTACAATTGCGGAATTTCAACATAGTGAAGCGCAAAGGGCATTAAACGACGAGGTCCAGGCCTGTGATGAAATGCGACAGGAATTGGACCTGGAGACTGCACGATACACAGCCTTTACAGAGCAGATTAATTCTATACCCGCCGAACGTCTTGATATCAAAAACCTCTTGGAAACTCGATCTTCTTTAGAGAAAAAGATCGAAAAAACAGATATTAACATCGTCGAACTCAAGCAAGAGAATGCTGGGTATGATGAGAAACTAAAAGAGTATGATGATTTTTTGACTACTATTGACATCGAGGATCTGCTAGTCCAAAAGAATGAGTATGATGAATTCAAGCAGAAGTATGAGAACACAGTCAATAAGGCGCGCCTGATGGATAATGATTATAAGTCAATGACTAAGAAACTTGATTTGTTGAATGAAGTTCCTTGCGGCAACAAATATCCCACCTGTCAGTTTATTCGGGACGCCCATACAGCTGCGATTGAATTGCCATCTTTAGAAGTGGAGATTGTAGAAAAAATCGAGGAAGCTAAGGACCACAAGACACGTATCGTGTCGGTTGATTCTGTAGAAATGATGAGGCTTATTGAGAACTATAATGATATTATTATTCAAAAGAACAATATCGAGATTGAAAAACGTGACAATAAGGTTTCTATTGAAAAGCTATATGCAAAGATGAAAAGTTATCGGGATGCTTTGCGCTCCACGTCCGAAAAGATTGATTTATATGAAGAAAAGAAAGACTTAATTAAAAATATTGAAAGCTTGATTAAATCCCGCGATGCAGTCGAGAGAAAGATCAAGAGTTTCGGAGACGAGATGACCGACATCGAGGAATCTATAAATCACCATCACCGACAGCTAGGTTCGATGGAGCAAAAAGTAGAAGACCTCAAACAAAAGAGAGAAGAACTCAACGAGATAAGAGAGGAATATGCAGCGTTTGATTTATTTATGCGCTGCACACACTCTAATGGGATTGCTTATGATATTATTAAGAAGCGACTACCAGTTATTAATGCCGAGGTAGCAAAGGTCCTTTCTAACATCGTTGATTTTGATGTTTTCTTTCAAGAGTCTGGCCGCAAGCTGGATATTTTAATTAAGCACCCCAAGCACGAGCCCCGGCCCATTGAGATGGGATCCGGTGCTGAGAAGACTGTTGCAGCCATGGCCATCCGCTTGGCGCTTCTGTCGGTCTCATCGCTCCCTAAGGGCAACATCTTTATTTTGGACGAGCCCGGCACAGCCCTTGACGCCGAAAACATGGAAGGCTTCATTCGAATTCTTCAGCTAATTAAGATGTATTTTAAAACTGTCATATTGATCTCACACGTTGATTCTCTTAAGGACATCGTGGATATAGAGATTACAATTGATAAGAAAGACGGGTTTGCGAGGGTAAATCAATAACATCATTTTGGGAAACTCCTGCTAATTAGTACTAAGGAGTTGAGTATGAGACATATTCTAGACAAGGGACTGGAGAAACTAGTTTCCCGAAAATTAATGGCATGGGCAACAGCTACTTGCTTGCTGCTGTTTGCTGATTTGGCATCTAGCGATTGGGTAATCATTACCACCGTTTACATCGGCGGCCAGACCATCATTGATGCTGTTGCGAAGCTCAAAGGGTACAAGCAGTGACGATGCTCAGATTTAAAACTGTTTCTAAAAAATTATGGCTTTGGGCCAAGAAATTTTGGTGGGTTATAGTAATCGGCCTTTTGTTTATTGTTGCTGCACTTATTGGCGCCCTGACACGGAACGGCGCCCTTCTTGCTGGTGTCATAGATATGCTGGAGTCAAAAAGAGACCAACACGACCAGGAGATGGAAGCCCTATCTCATATTCATAATACAGAAGTGGCCGAGAAGAACTTGAGACTAGAAGAGCACCTTCTCCGCCGTGCGGAATTAGAAGAAGAATTTGAAAAGAGAGGGGAAACTCTTGATAAACAAAAAGAAGCAGAACTTAAAAGATTGGTTGATGAAAGTTATAATGATCCTGAGAAGCTAGCTAAAGAGCTAGCCGAAGCTTTCGGATTAAAATAATGATAAGGAAAATATTATCACTTTATTTGGCGATCTTTATGATGTCGCCAGCAATCGCCATGGCTGAAGATATTGAAACGTTCCCTGACTATGTTATCCTGCCGATCGAGGCTGGAGACACTGTACCCTTTGATGGAGTGCTCTTGTCTCTCGACGCCGCGGCCAAGATTGTAACAGAAAAGAAATTCGAAAGTGCCGAATGTGATCTTCGAATTAGCTATGAACTACACATGCAAGGAGAAAAGTATCAACTTCAGCTGGACTATAAAGATATTGAGATTACCTCCTGGAAAGATAAGTACGAATCTATGATGATCTTAAAGAGTGCTGAAAATGACCGGTTAACTGACTTGGTTGTTAAACAGAGACCTGGGAAAGATCCATTTATGGTTGCTCTTGGGTTTGGAATTGGAACTCTTACTTCGTTGGGAATTTTTGCATTGTCGACGGAGATCGTAAAGAGTGAGTAATGTTCCTATCCCGGAGGTTTATGGCAGGGCGCGCCTGATTGAGTTCCTTAAAAAATTCTTCGCAGTGAGGGGCTCGTCTGGCGGCGGCGATGCTGACTGTTGTGATGAAAAGGGCCCTGATGGAGCACTTCGGTATAATAATGATGGAACGCTAACTGGATCTGCAAAAATAACGTTTGACGGAACAGATCTTATAGCCTCGTCAATAATTGTGTCGGATGTTACTTCTGGTCGTGTTCTTCTTGGGGGCACCTCCGGGGCGATAGTAGATAACACAGATTTCACTTTCAACGGCACGGTACTTGAAGCTCCCCAAGTATCGTCGTCGGCTGGAATGTCGGCGTCTGCATTTCACATTCCCGCTGGTGAGTTGGGGACGGGAGATGTTAGTGTCTCAGGCACTCCAGCTGATAATTATGTTTCTGTATGGACGGATGCTAATACCATTGAAGGTAGCACAGCTCTTACTTTTAACGGTTCTACACTGTCGGCTTCAACCTCTGTTTCTGCCTCTTCGTTTTACGCAGATGGTGAGCTTATTGGACACGGAGATGTACACACTACAGGCACACCCGCAAATAACCAACTTGCTGTCTGGACCAATTCTGATACTCTTGAAGGAGATTCTGATTTAACATGGGACGGCACAGGCCTTAAGGTTATAAATGATCCATGCAGCCTCAGTGAGGACACTGGCATCGGAGACATCATAAAATTTGGGAGCACTATTGAAGGTAGCCCTTTTTCCACCGGCAGATTAATGTATCTGTCGGGGTCGGACTGGCGCTATACTGATGCTGATATAGATCTCTCCGGCGGAACACAGTTATTGGGAATTGCGTTGGGTGACGCCCCATCAAACGGAATTTTACTTAAAGGGTTTTTTAAAAGCTCTGGTACCTATCTGGAGAATTATTATGCCGGCGCGCCCCTTTACACCAGCAGAACACCTTCTTCTGTGACCACAAGTCTGAAGGGTTTGAAAGACAATGGTGCCTACATTCGTATTTTAGGGTTTTGTGCGCCTTGTGATAATGTAATATACTTTAATCCGGATGGGATATATCATACATCAGGCTCGGAAGGTTAATATAAATGGAGCAAGATAAACAACAATATATCGCCAAATTAGAGAAAGCAATCTCGCAAAAATATGGTGAGGAAACTATTAATAATCCGCGCAGGTTTTGGGATGATGATAAGGAACAGGAATACATTATACAATCTCAGGAAGAGCAGAAGAAATTTGCGAAACTTGCCGAAACTCAAGACAAAGTAGAACAAGACGGATTTTTAATAAACAAAAAACTACTTACTAGAGACCATAATAGGACATGTCCTGTTTGTGTTAAATATTCTTTTCATCCGCGGGATGACTTGTATATGAATAAATTTGAAGCCTGCTTCGAATGTTATATACAATACGTCGACGGAAGAGAAGAGAGGTGGGCAGCAGGGTGGAGACCGAAAAAGGAACAATAACATGGCATCAGTATACGAAATAATTCAAGGGATTAATCAGGCGGCCGCAAATGGCGCCTGGGACGGCGCGCATGAAGAAAGCCTTCAGGCTGACGGCAAAGCACGCAACATTGGACTTAAAAGAGAAGAGGGTCATTATATTAATGATCGCCGAGTTATGGATGGATTTAGGGTTTCCTTCCATGGGCCACTTCTTCGAATCAAATATCAGGCCGAGACCCGCATCACGGACGTCCAGTCTCCCGGCTTCGAGAACGACGTCGTGTCTAAGTTAAAAGAGATAGTCAAGTTTCTAAAGAAAGAATATAAGAGCATTACCGGAAATACTTTAACTTTAAAATTGGAGGGTGAACACCACATCCTGGTCCAGAGAATGTCCAACTATCGTACGGATGTTCAAGCTCATTGTGATTATCGAATTGGCGGCCTTACTGACGTTATCGATGTCAACAGTGGGACCGACAAGGACCGCCTCAACGATGCGGTCAAGAAGTGGATAGCCTTGGGCCCCAAAGGACGTCCGAAGAACGATACTCGCAAAGGTAAATAAGTAATGTTATGGGGAACGCTCTAACAAAGAAAGAGATTCTTAGGGAGATAGTTAAAGCGGGCAAAGACCCGGTTTATTTTACCACCGGATACTGCCGCATCTCTCACCCCCAAAGGGGGCTAATTCCTTTTAAAGCATACGACTATCAGCAAGATTTGCTGAGAGATTTTAATGATTATCGATTTAATATAATTCTCAAGGCGCGCCAACTAGGCATCTCCACCATTACGGCCGCCTACATTGCGTGGCTTATGCTGTTCCACCGCGATAAAAACATTCTTGTGGTCGCAACCAAACTGCAGACTGCTACCAATCTCGTTAAAAAAGTTAAAGCCATCATTAAGAACCTCCCGGCCTGGATGCGCATTTCAGATATTGAAGTCGACAACCGTACTTCATTTGAGCTTTCCAACGGTTCGCAAATTAAAGGTTCATCCACATCTGGCGATGCTGGTCGTTCTGAGGCTTTGTCGCTGCTGGTGGTTGATGAGGCCGCCCACGTTGAGAAGTTGTCGGAACTCTGGACCGCTCTCTACCCTACCCTGTCAACTGGTGGTCGATGCATTGCGCTCTCAACTCCTAACGGCGTGGGAAACTGGTTCCACCAGAATTGTGTCGAAGCAGAGACTGGAACAAACGATTTCTATATGACAACTCTGATGTGGGACGTTCACCCGGATAGAGACAAGAAGTGGTTTGAGAAAGAAACCAGGAACATGTCTAAGCGCCAGATTGCGCAGGAGTTGGAATGCAACTTTAATGTTTCCGGTGAAACAGTAATACACCCGGACGACATTCAGTGGTACCTGGAAAAAACCACAGCGCCGATCTATCGCACCGGGTTTGATCGCAACTACTGGATTTGGAAACAATATGATCCCGAAAAGCCATATTTGATTGTGGCGGATGTAGCTCGCGGAGACGGTAAAGACAATAGCGCATTTCATATTATTGAATTGGAAACGATGGAAGTGGTGGGAGAGTACGTTGGGAAACCCACTCCCGATGAGTTTGCGGACATACTTTATGGCGTCGCCGGAGAGTATGGAAATCCTATGTTGGTTATAGAAAACAACAATATTGGGTATGCAGTACTTAAAAAACTCATTGATAAAGAGTATTCTAACTTATACCATTCTAGAAAGGGAGATCACCAATACATTGATCCCGTTACAGCCCAATGGCAATCAAATGTGGTTCCCGGGTTTACCACTTCCTCCAAAACGCGACCTCTTATCGTGGCCAAAATGGAAGAGTTTATGAGAAACAAACTAATTAAGGTTAACTCTAGTCGTTTACTTTCCGAAATGAAAACGTTCATTTGGCATTCAGGAAGACCGCAGGCGATGAGAAGCTATAACGACGATCTAGTGATGTCGTTTGCAATAGGATGCTGGGTGAGGGATACAGTGATTGTAGAAAGTCAAAAAGGAATAGAATATAGCAAAGAGTTTATATCGGCTATTACAACTTCCAAAACAGATATCTCAACAACAATACCAGGAATGACAGGACACAAGATAACAAAAGAAAATCAGCGAAGCTTTGAAGGGAAAAGTTTTAATGAAAAATATCTTGCGTTAATTAAGGGCTAAAAATGGCAAACAACAACGAAAAGAATACTCGCAATCCAAATTCACCGCTTTTTAAAAGGCTGACAAGGCTTTTATCTGGGCCAATTGTAAACTATAGAGATCAAGTAGCGCGCCAAGAGCGCCGCAATGATCTAGAGAAGTACAGGTCCCGATTTAGGTCGCTTAGTGGCCAGGAATTCAAGAGACATGATTCTAACATGTCGCAGAACTATAACCTATTCACATCCGCGGCATTCCGAAATCAGAACAGGGCCGAACGTTACATTGACTTCGAACAGATGGAGTATATGCCTGAGATCGCCACGGCGTTAGACATATATGCAGACGAAATGACAACCTCTAATGAGTATGATCGTCTTTTGAATATTGATTGTAAGAATCATGAGATTAAAACTATCATAGAAGCTCTTTTTTATGATGTTTTAAATATAGAATTCAATTGTTTCGGCTGGGCGCGCTCCATGTGCAAATACGGAGACTTCTTTTTGTATCTAGATATCGACGACACAATTGGAATAACATCAGTTATCGGCATGCCCAAGAATGAGGTAGAGAGACTAGAGGGTCAGGATAAGTCCAACCCTAACTATGTTCAGTATCAGTGGAATAGCGCAGGCATGACCTTCGAGAAC